TTTCTCTCCCCCGCCACCTCAAATGGCCGCAAATGCGGGGGTATTAAAAATCAAGCTGCATAGTAAAAATAAACTTAAGATTATTCTTCTCATGTTCTCCTCCGGTTGCTTTTAGTTAAATTATGGCATTCCTTACAAAGCGTTACGCCATTAGATACTTCAAATCTTAATTCAGGATATTTTTGCCATGATTTGATGTGATGCGCTTCTAAATAAATTCCTCTTCTACCGCAAGTTTGACAAGTCCAATTATCCCTACTAAAAACATTCGAACGCCAGATTTTATATTCTATTTGAGCCATTAAATGTTTGCGTTCTTCGCTATTACCTTTCCATAAGGGATGATTAACTCCTCTTATTTGGTAAAATGGCTTACCTTTATTCCAAGGTATTGAGCCATTCTTAAATCTTGTATATTCGGTTCCTTCTATAACAGGATGGCCTTTCTGAAAACCTTCCTGTGGATGATGCTTTCGTGACTTTTGAGCTCTACTAACTGCATCCTTCACATGTTGTTGTTTGGGTTTACCTTTAATAGTTTTATACCAATTTTCAGAATGTTTATGCCCTTTTTTAAACATTTCATTCCTCATAACCCCAAACGGTAAGCGAACCGGCAATCCCTGATCCTGTGGTATATTTAAGGACATTGTTTGCAGTCGCACTTACAAAGACCTTACTGTAAGGATGCGTTAATCCGCCGTTAGCTGCGAAGTAACCTTTGACTACGCGGTTTGCGGCATTATCGGTATTGTCAAATACAGTAATCGTTCCAGCGGCAGAGCAAGAAATGATTATGTCTGTAATGACAAACTTCTTTCCGCTGGCCGGTGTCCAGATAGCCTGCGCTGTCTCCGAAGCGGAAAAATCCACTGTCTTGTGGAGAAGCGTGGTATTATCTTTACTATCTATTATCGCCCCATTACTATCTGTTTTTATTCTTTGAATTGCCGAACCGTCATATCCATAAATAGTTTGCGAGCCAGTATAAGGTGCATCTGTTTCTGTCTTGGCTAATGCTGAACACCAAACAGCCAAAACTAAAGCAAAGATTACTCCGAATAACCTGACAAACTTTTTCATATTCTCCCCCCTGTTTATTCAAACTTCAATTGTATTTCATCGTTACCAGAACTTCTGGTAAGACGGAATGGCAAATCATCTACGCCGATACCATTCCTGTCGGCTTCGCCTAATTTATCTATGCTCAACTTCGGTGCGGAAACAGTTAACTTGTTCCCATCGGCACTTCCTACTACTACACTCAACTCCCTCGCTGTCTGTGCCAGCCAGTCCGTAGCATAATTATAGACTGTCTGCGTAACCTTTTCAGGATTAAGTGTTCCACTTGGTTTCCTGCCTGTAATGATAAATCCTTTCAGCCCCGCAGACGAGTTTATATCATCCTGCTTCACGACATCATTGTTCATATCAACGCCGACTTTCTGTGCAATCAAACTGCTTACCGCATTAAGCGTCAATGAACTACTTTCCACGATAGGCGGTGTCGTGCTGTCAAATGTAGGCGTGGAAGGTGCAGAAACATCAGAAGGCGCAGTATAAAGTCCAAAGAACTTGAAAATAAATTTAGCAATCTGCCCCGCTTCTAACTCCATAGACAAATTGCCCCTTGCGCCAACAATCTTATGCAACCTTGCCAAACCGCTATCCTGCAAATCATAAACATAGATAGTTACTGATTTCATTGTGCCACTGGCAGGGGTATAGGTTACGCTTGAGCCAGCAGAAGCGACTTCATCAAACCCGCACGCCTCAATCAAGTCCGCTAACCTGCCTGCTGTGCCTTTAGTCCCTGACCACTTGACCTCGCAGGTAAAATCTACCTCAATCCAGCGTTGTCCTAATTTAGGGATATCTGGGGAAAGCGTGCCCTTCTGCAAGTTCCTTTCCAGAACATCGCCAGCGTAATTTACGCCTATTCCGATGGTTTCTACCGCATTACTGCCTACTGTCGGCGTGGGGTCAGAACCATAAGTGCTTTCTTCCTTTGCCAGCAGTATTCTGTCTTTAGTCCTGAACATATTTCACCTCGCTTTTATGCCCTCGTGCTACTTACCTGTTCAAATAATATCTCACAATTTATACTGAAACTTCGGGTAGGATATTCCACAAACTCATAAGCAGTCATCGTCAGCGCTATATCAATGGCATACCCGCCTAAAGTAATGTCAGAACAGATGGCTTTTTTAACATCATTCTCAAAGTCCATCACCCCTTTTTCCGTTGCATCTCCGACTATCTGTTTGTCCTTATTCGTGATACTGATAAATCCGACTACCGCAACTGTCATCGTCAATCTTTGCTTGGGATAGGCGTGGTCAACCTCGCCGATATTCAAAGGTTCTAAAACTATGCAGGGGAACTGACTTATCCCTTCCCTTGCGCCCAAGAATATATTGTTATCGTCAACATAACTTAAATCCGAACTATTCTTTAACTGCGTCTGCAACTGGCTTAAAATATTCGCTGGATTACTCATTGATTGAACTCCTTGACAATCCTGTTAACCATTATATCCGCAATCTGCCCAGCGCATTCTTCTGCGGTGATGGACATATACCTTCTGGCAGGTATCCTGACCTGCTTCTTCAATACGAATAATGGAATGACATCATTACCCCTTCTTTGAAATAAAATGAGATTGCCTGCCTTTGACCAAGCGAAAAATGTATTTTCAAAATCCCTTGCCTTCCCTCGCGGCACTCCCGCAGGCGTCAATGCCGCTTGTAACGGGATAGTCAGCCACTTTACCCTTTTCGGCGTAATGACTCCCCCTGTCTCGTGTATATTCGCATAGACGACCCGATTGCCCTGCCTTACCCCGCTACCCACCAATCCCTGCAACTCGCCCATCCGTTCCATCACCAGACTGCCGATACTGCTTCTTAACCTTCCACTCCTGACCTTGAGAATTCTTCCGCTGATATTAAGTTTCAACTTTTGTTCCAGATAAGCGGTAGCATCCACAAAAGCCCTGTGCGCCACCCCGCCCCGCCTTTCTGGGCTTATCTCCCGCAGTTTATTGATAACCCTGTTCACATCTTCCTTATTGATTTTGACTTCTATCATATTATCTTATCTTTTTATATCTATCAAATATCTTATAGCCATCCTTCCTTAACTGATTTGGTCTATAAGTGATTTCCTGATTTTCAAAGACATTTACCCCTGCCTTGCCTTCCAGATATACCGCACTTGCCAACATCACCAAAGCCAATTTCAAATCTTCTGGCATAGCAGTTTCTCCTGTTCCTGTGCCATATCCCGCCTTGTAAGTGATTTTGATATTCTTCTCCCCTTTGGTGAAACTTAATCCGTCTAATCTGATATATCCTTCATCGCCATAGATGATAATATCTGCGCTGCCTATCTGGGTATCCGAACCATAAACCCTGTCCGTATCGTCATAAAGACTGGTAACTGATACGATGGGATATTCCTTCAACAACAGAATGTCAGTGCCGTCTCCGTCATAGTATTCAGTTAGACTTGTGGCTTGAAAGTATTTCCTTTTGCAATAAGTTTTTATTTCCGCTTCAATCTGGGCGATGATGGTCGTTATCAGCGTATCATCAGCACTCGCAGCCGAAGGGATACCTAAAAAGTTTTTGACATCGCTTTTATCCAGTATGTTCGCCATACACATTCCTTATGATTTCGTCTAACCTTCTGGCTGACTTGTCCCAAGTGAACTTGCGATGGATATGTTCGCTTGCCCTTCTGCCCTTCTTCAATGCTTCCTGATAATGCCCGAATACATAAAGCATCTTTTCTATAAAGTCCTTCGTATCGGGGACATAGCCGAATGTCTTTAATCCGTAATAATCCCTCAAGTCTGCGGGCTTGATTTCATACTTTAACTCGTATCCGTATTCCCCGTTAAAAAATTCACTTACTCCCGTAACATTGGTAGCAATAGAAGGACAACCCGTTGCCAGTGCCTCGCATAAGGTCAATCCCCATCCTTCTCCAAAAGTGGGCAAAACAAAACAATGCGCCGAATTGTATAACTTAATCAGTTCGTCAAAAGGCAATTTCCTCGTATCAAAAAAGATGTTTTTATTCTTCCCGAATACCTTGAATTTTCCTGATAGTTCAGGCATCAGAAATCTTTTAATAGACCTGCCTAACTCCTTTAACTTTTCCTTACGGGAGATATGTTTATCTTTCGGCAGAGCTATCCCCTTAATCCTTCTGCCAAAGATAAGGGGATACTGAAATAACTTCGGCTTTTCTGGCGCTGTGGTCTTGATATACATTTCTAAATGCGGTATCTGTTCTATAATCTTAATGGCTTGCAGGACTAAAGGATAACCCTTTCTCGGATTAGGTGCGCCTATCCATAAAAACCTGAACCTTTCCCCTTTCTTAATATCGGGTAATTTCCTTTGATAAAAAGGGAACTTCTCCGCTTCAATCCCTTCCCAACATACCTTCATCGGCTTCTGCGTATATTTCTTAAATAAATCCCGACAGAAAGCCGAAGGCACAACTACCGCATCCGCCTTATTCAGCCCTTCAATATAACACTGTGGCAAATCCAGAAACTCCCACATCGTAAATAAAAAATTATATTTATCTGGAATAGGTTTGAAATGGTCAGCGGTGGTAATAGTCAGGGCGACTTTGGCATTAACATCAAAATCCATAATCTTCTCGCAATGCTTCCGCATAAAATCGTTGTGTGTAGCGTATCCCAAAGCATTGGCTACTGGATTTTTACCTTTATGTTCCACCCAGCAAATCTTTAACTTCCCATTAGTCATCTTTCAGCGCCTTCCTGATAGCAACCGAAATAATTACCCTTATCATTCAAGCCAAACCTAATGTTATCAGACAAGCAATAATATAATCAAAGGTATCCCAATTACTTTTCCTGATTTTCATTTCGTAAGAACCCCCTGCCTGACTAACGCCATCTCCGTTTTACACTCCGAACATATCGGCGTTTCCTTGACCTGCTTCGGGCTTAAAACGATTTCATTCTTGCAAATCGGACACTTGTATCTGGACTTCGTTGACATCATATCTTCACCAAATCCAATTCTATCTCCTGCCCGCTTTCAATCTTTCTGGCGATACTGAACTTGCCTTTTGAGTAATATCCATACTTTGCGCCCATTTCTGTATTCGGGTCAAAATAATCAAAACTTCGCAAGGTGAAAAAATGCTTATGTGTCGGGTCGGTAAAGGCATTTTCAAATCTCCAGTTGTTAGTCCGTATAAATAATTTTCCCCCGACTTTGAGTATGCGGTGGAGTTCTTCCATCACCGCCATAACATCCGTCAGATGCTCAAGGATGTCATAGGCATATATGTTTTCAAATTCATTGTCCTCAAACGGATAGGGAAACTTCTCCAAATCATAAATCAAATGGGTAATAGAAGTGTGCCTGATGTCAACATTTACGCAATCTGGGAAATCCTTTTCTCCGCACCCGATATTCAAATTACGCATATCAAACCGACTTTTCTAACCAGACTATCACTTTCATATTCAGGCGGTTATTCAGGCGGACACCGCAAAACGCCAGTTCGTTGGTAAGGTGAACTAACCTTCTTACTAACTATGATGCGGCAGTCAGTAATCTTGAGAAAGCAGTGCTTCTGCCAATTCCCAAAGCCCAACGGGTTACCATCCTGAACTGTGTGGCATAGGTGGTAAATAATCCGTATGGGTCAAGGTCTAATGCCATAGCGCCAACCCTGCGCCCAAGATAGAATTTTTTGTAATCGCCGAAGGAGATAAATGCAGTGCTTACGCCTGTAGTATTAGTTACCTTCTCGC